TTAGCATATAACACATATATTACTTCATACAATGCCAATATGGTAACGAATGAAGTATTCATTGATAGTGCAACACTACGAGAGAATGTAGTGTCACTAGCAAGGAATATTGGTTATGTGCCTAGATCACGTACCTCATCAAGATCAGTTATTTCTTTTGAAGTTGATGTATCCACTACTACAGCATCAAGTGTAACTCTAAAGAAGGGTCTTGTTGCGATTTCATCTCAACAATTCGGTTCGCAAGATTATACGTTTTCAATTCCTAAAGACATTATAAAAACTGTTGATTCAGATGGCATAGCACGTTTTTATGATATCACAATATACGAAGGAACTTTTATTGAAGCACAGTTTCCAATAAGTTCCAGAACTCCGAATCAAAAAATTATATTACCAAATACAGGAATAGACACGTCATTAATCACTGTAGAGGTTCTAGAATCGTCTACATCGAATATTAAAACCACTTATACCCAATATAGTGGATTGATTGATATTAAGTCAGATTCTCGTGTTTACTTCTTACAAGAGATACCAAACGAAAAATATGAACTTCTATTTGGTGATGGAGTATTTGGTAAAAAGTTAGAAGAACCAAATGTCGTAAAAGTTGGATATATGATATCTGCAGGTGCTGCAGCAAATGGAATTGATTCATTCACTTTCAGTGGAGAGTTAATAGAAAATAACGGAACTCCTGTTACAACTGCTATTACAGCACTAGTTACTGATGGTTCATCTCAACTTGGTGCTCAAATAGAATCTGTGGATTCGATCAAAAGATATGCTCCACAAATTTACGCATCTCAGAACCGTGCTGTCACAGCATCAGACTACGAGGCATTGATTCCTAACATATATCCTGAAGCAGAGTCCGTATCAGCATATGGTGGAGAAGATTTAAGTCCTCCGCAATATGGAAAAGTATTTGTAAGCATTAAACCTGTCAATGGAGTCTTTTTATCTACTTGTCTAAAAGATTTTCTAATTGAAAAAATAAATCGATATAAAGTTGCTGGTATTCAAGTTCAGTTAATTGATTTAAACTATCTTTATATTGAGACCGACTCTAATGTATATTATAATACAAATAAGGTACAAAGTGGAAGTGTAGTTAAAGCAGATGTTTTGGCATCAATTACTGAATATTCATCTTCCTCTGCATTGAATAAGTTTGGAGCAAGATTTAAGTATAGTAAGTATCAAACTCTAATTGATAATAGTAACATTGCGGCGACTTCTAATATCACAAATGTTCAGATAAGAAGAGACTTAGAACCTGTAATTAATAAGTTTGGTCAATATGAGTTATGTTATGGTAATAGATTCCAAGTTAAAAACTCTTCAACAGATAAATGTGGTACAAACCTATTAGATGCTGAGAACAAAGGATTCAATGTGAGATCGTCAGGTTTTAAAATCAGTGGGATCTCTGATACATTGTATCTTGGAGACATTCCAAATATAGGATTAAAGACTGGTAAACTATTCTTCTTTAAGTTGGCATCACCAAAACAAGCAATAATTGTAAAACAAAATGTTGGTATTGTAGATTATATCCATGGTGAGATTAAGTTGAATCCAATAAAGTTTGTTTCAACGAGTATTGTTAGAAATAAAGTTCCTATTATTGAAGTATCTGCTATTCCTTATTCAAATGACGTTATTGGTCTTCAAGATTTATATCTTCAATTAGACCTCAATTATACTACGGTAAATAGTGTTGTAGATAAGATAGATTCTGGTGATGATATCTCTGGAAGCAACTACATTGTAAGTCCAAGTTATGATGGGAATACGTTAGTACGCGGCACCCCCCAACTTATAGCAGCAGAAACTTCATCCGCTTCATCTTCTTCAACCACATCTTCTTCTACTTCCAACACAAGTTCTACAATATTGGTCAATTCCAATAGAGTCGCACAATCTACTTTCAATAATACCCAATCAACTCCTGGCTACTAATAAGAAATGGCAATCGATAGAGTCAATATTCAAGATATCATCGCATCTCACGTCCCTGCATATGTGAGAGATGATTTCCCGCTGCTTGTTGAGTTTTTAAAACAGTATTATCTTTCAGTAGAGTTTAAAAGTGGAACATACGATCTTATTACAAATATTGATAAGTATGTCAAAGTAGATGAACTTTATGCATTAGTAGATTCTACTATCCTTCAATCGGATATTAATTCAGTTGATACTTCTATCGGTGCTGATATTAATGGAAATTTCACAGAAGGATTTCCAAAAAGAAATGGATTACTTTTAATTGATGATGAAATCATTTCTTACACCCATAAGACAGACACCTCGTTTGAGGGGTGTGTACGGGGTTTCAGTGGAGTTACAAGTTACTCTGGGACAAATACCCCAGATGAACTAGTATTTAAAGAAACCTTAGCAGCAAGCCATACTAAAGACACCGTAGTTTATAATTTAAGTATTCGTTTTCTAAAAGAGTTTTTTAGAAAACTTAAAAACCAAGTCATTCCTGGATTTGAAGATAGAGCAACAGTTAGTGATCTCAATCAAAGAAACTTTATTTTTGGATCTAAATCTTTTTATGATTCAAAAGGCACAGATGATTCAATTGAGATTCTTTTCAGAGCATTGTATGGAAAAGACTCTTCAGTTATAAGGCCAAGTGAATATCTGTTTAAACCATCTGATGCAGATTATAGAGTTACCATTGATATGGTGGTTGAGAAGAATATTGGAGATCCTTTAGATTTAAAATCTCGTACACTATATCAGGACTCTACAAAAGCAAGAGGGTCTGTATGTAACGTAGAAAAATTAAATTGGGACTATGCTTCATTAGGTATCGATAAAGAAGCATTCAATATCAAAAGCGAATATTATCAAGTTTCTATTGACTATGGATATCAAAGAGATATTGATGTAACTGGAACAGTTTACAGCACATTTGAACCAGCAGCAAAGACACAACTAGTAAACACTGCAGGTATTGGTGCTACTATTATTGATGTTGACTCCACGGTAAGTTTTGGTAGTACTGGAGAAATTATTCTGAAGGATAATGATTATAACGATGTAGTTGTTCAATATACTTCAAAATCAATCAACCAATTTATCGGAATAACAACCTTAACCACTGAAATACCAAATACCTCTAATGTAACACAAAATGATTTTGCTTATAGTTATAAAGGAATAGATGATATTATAAATGTCCGTATCACTGGTTCTCTTAAAGATTTTAATGTCTTTGATGATACTTTTTCTCTAAATTCTGACGATACTATTGGTGTTAAAACACTAGGTTATCCTTCATCTAGTTTTAAAGAGAACAATTGGTTTTTCAATATAAAAACAGACTGGAATGTTAAAGAACTTATTCTTGTAGATGCAAGTGAATCTACTTACAAAGTAGAATTATATTCCAATCATTATTTTTATAATGGATATAAGGTAAGACTTATTGGTTCAAATGGAATTGTACGAGAGGGTTATGTTACGTCAATCAATACCAATAAAGGATTTACAGTTAAGTTATCCTCAACCATACCAGCATCGGAACTTTCACTCAGATATAGTCTAAAAAATATTATTCAGAAAGGACTGTCTAATAACTATCCAATCATTCAAAAATATTATTCTAATATTCAAAACGTATATACTAAGTTTAATGGAGACCTGCTAATTGCTAGCAATTCTATTCCATCATATCTTGAGACCGTTTTAAATCCATATAACAAAGAAATCACTTTCTCAGGCAGTGCAACTGGATTGGGAGTATTGAAACTGCAGTCAGCAGGAGATCATGGATTATATACTGGAGATACAGTTTTCTATAAAGGTAGTATAACAGAAACGATCACCAATACTCCAGATGGTAATCAATTTATTACTAAAACTAAAAGTCAGTTCTCTAACTTAGATGAGTTAGTTTATTTTGTCAAGAGAGTTAGTGCTACACAAATTCAACTTTCTAGGAGTAAGTCTGATTTATTTTCTAACAAATATATTGTACCTATAGGTTCTGTAGAAAACAATAAAATTATATTATACAGCAACTACGGTAAGCAACTTTTACCCCAACATATTGTACGTCAAGTACTGCCCCCAGATAATAAATCAGGCACATTTTTCACCCAACCAGGACCTACCGGCATTCTGGTTAATGGAGTTGAAATTCTTAACTTTAAATCTCCTAAAAGTGTATACCATGGTAAAATCAATAACTTTGAGGTTATTGATAAGGGATATGGTTATGATGTAATTACCCCGCCAGCATTATTAGTTACAGACACTAAAGGATCTGGTGTTGTTGGTGATGTTTCCGTTCATGGATCTTTAGAAAGAATTGATATAATTGATACTGGATATGATTATATTGATACACCAATAATTGAAATCAAAGGTGGAGGAGGACAAGATGCTGCTGCTAAAGTTAATGTATCGTCTGTTTCCCACATAGTTACTTTCAATGCTGGTGCTGGAAGTAGTAATGTCAATACATCTAATAGCACTATAGGTTTCTCGACCTTTCACAAGTTTAGAGATTTTGAGAAGTTAGTATACAAAACTGGAGGATCAAACACAATTTTAGGATTGTCCACTAACTCAGTATACTATGCAAATGTAGTTGATGCATATACGGTTAAACTTCACAATACTTTGTCTGAATCTAAATCAGGCATTAATACCGTAACGATACTTTCAAAAGGAAAAGATACACAATCTCTAGAAACATTAGAAAGAAAAAGAATAGTAACTGATATTGTAGTAACAAATTCTGGATTTGGGTATAAGAATCAAAAGCGAACGATACCTTCTACTGGAATTAATACTGCTACTAATAACTTTATAATTCCAAGTCATGGGTACATGGAAGGTGATATTATTAGATATACACCAGGATCAACCCCCAGTGAGCGGCATTTCTTCTAATACTGATTATTATGTAACTAAAGTAGATGATAATAAGTTTCTACTATCGGGTATAGGAACAGGAAGTATTACTAAAGACTATTATTATAATAATAACATATACAATAATATTACTTCTAGTGGAAATGGGTCATTTAACTATGAACCAATCTCAGTTACTATTAAGGGAACTATTGGCGTTAATACATTAACAAATCAAGATTTTAACTGTAAAATCCAACCTGTTTTTAGAGGAAATATTGATTCTATTGATACTACTTCTGGAGGAGTTGGATATGGTGCATCTACTACGATTAATTTCAATAGACAACCTAATATTAGTTTAGTCAGTGGTTCTGAAGCACAGTTGTTCCCTGTTGTTTCTAATGGTCAAATTATTGATGTTATTGTTCAGTCAGGTGGGTCTGGATATAACTCACCTCCAGATTTGGTTTTATCTGGATCTGGAGATTACGCTAAACTCACTCCCGTTATTGTTGATGGAAAAATTACAGAAGTAAAAATTATAAATGGTGGAGCAGGATATGTTCAAGGTGATATACTATTAACAATAGTTAAATCTGGAAATGATTGTACAATTAAAGCAATTATCCAACAATGGATAATTGATATTTTTGCTAATGATTTTAATAATATAACAAGTGATGATGGATTCGTAGTAAAAAATGCAAGAGATAACTCTCTTCAGTATACTCATGTGTATGCACCAAGAAAACTGAGAGAATCTGTATATTCAGTTGATTCTAATGGAAATAAAATTTATGGAAATACAGATTTAAT